AACTAAAAAAGAGAATAGGGGAGGACCAAGGCCAAACTCAGGTAGACCGCCGAAAATCCAGGAAATAAAATTGATTGAACAAATGGACTCCCTTTGTGTGCCCGATAAAATATGGGAGGCATTGTTGATGAAATGCTCGCAAGGTGATACGAACGCTATAAAACTCTGGCTATCCTATAGATTCGGCCTACCCAAACAGCAAGTAGATATAACTAGCAACGGGGAAAAGATAGCACCGCCGATCCAATGGATAGGGAAAAATATAGCTATCGAATCCGCAAAGGTAGTTGAGGATGAAGATATATAACCACTTGAATACCAAGCCTATATATATACGCTTACCCGCATAGACGAATAAGCGGAGGGTAGGGTATTGTTGTGAGTGTAAGGGAACGGGTTGGAAAGTGGATTTCCCCAATTAAATAATTTACCCTAGGGGGGGTATGTTTCTGAGTCTACAGGAATCAAACGAAAAATGGAAATCCCGAATTAATTAATTTAGCTATGATTCAACTTTTAGACGATTACAAGCCATTATTCTACGAGCAGCCTGATACGAGGTACTATTTGATTACGGGTGGTAGAGGAAGTGGTAAATCGTGGACTTTGGCTTTGTTTCTGCTGAACTTGACCTATGAGAAGGGCCATGTGATTCTTTTCACTAGATACACATTGGTATCTGCGTTTATTTCGATTATTCCAGAGTTCTTGGATAAGATTGAGATTATGGGCAAGATGAATGACTTTGATGTTACTCAGAGTGAGATTATCAATAAGCTAACGGGATCGAAGATTCTATTTCGTGGAATAAAAACTAGCTCAGGAGTAAACACGGCAAATCTGAAGTCAATTGCTGGGTTGTCGACTTGGGTAGTGGATGAGGCGGAGGAATTGACAGACCCTGAGATATTTGATAAGGTTGATTTGAGTATCAGGGCTAAGGATGTTTACAACAGGGTTATATTGGTAATGAACCCATCGTACAAGAGTCATTGGATATATAAGGACTTTGTAAAGAATAAGAGAAAGGATACGACTTACATCCACACGACATACTTGGATAATAAGATAAATCTGAGTGAGTCGTTTGTTCAGGCTGCTGAGAAGACTAAGCGAGAGAACAGGGCTAGGTATGACCACTTGTTCATGGGTACTTGGTTGGATGATGCTGAAGGGATGTTGTGGAACAGAGCGATTATTGGAAAAGCGAGGGTTGATGAAGCTCCGAACTTGAAAAGGATTGTGGTTGCACTTGATCCTGCGGTGACTGCGAACATGAATAGTGATGAGACTGGTATCATCGTGGTTGGTAAGTGTAAGGAAGGGTTTGGGTATGTGTTGGAGGATTTGAGTGGGAAGTATTCTCCGAATCATTGGGCGAAGATTGCGAATGACGCTGCGTTTAGGTGGAATGCGGATTGTATTGTAGCAGAGAAGAACCAGGGTGGAGACATGGTGGAGGCTGTTTTGAAGGCTCAGGGTACTACTACGAGGATTAAGCTAGTATCTGCTACCAAGGGTAAGTATGTGAGAGCGGAGCCTGTGTATTCGTTGTATGAGAAGGGGCAGGTGTACCATGTAGGCTCGTTCCCGTTGTTGGAGAGTCAGATGGTTACCTTTGATCCTGATAAAGGGAAATCGCCAGATAGAGTAGATGCGTTGGTATGGGGATTGACTGAGTTGATGGTCAAGAACCGAAGTAATGGGTTCGTGCTGATAAAAGGAAAATTATTTAGGTAAAATTAGTACTTTTACAAAAAAGTGAGATATAGATGAATCTACTGAAAGCGTTTAGAACTAAGGATGCAGGTTTGCCTGTGGCTTTGCAATGGCAGTATATTAAGGGAGTATGGATGCCTTATGATGCAAAGGATGGTATTTACATTGATAAAGCGTATAAGGCTATCCCTGTTGTTCAGTCAGTAGTTTCTAAGATAGTAGAGAAGAGTGCGGATGCTGCACCGATGTTGTATAAGATTAAGGACAAGCGGTTTGCAGAGAAGTACTATGCGAAGAGAAAGTATTTGAAGAGTAAGGAGAATGCTACTGAGTTGGCGAAGTTGAGAGTGAAGGCATTTGAGTCGGTGGAGAATCATCCGTTCTTGCAGTTGATGGATATGCCGAACCCGACTAGTACGGGAAGACAGTTGAGAGAAGAAGTAGCAGGGTATCTATTGATTACTGGGAATGCGATTGTGTATGCGAGTGTACCTGGTGCAGGAGTGAGAGCCAAGCAGCCGATTGAGTTGTGGAGTGTACCGAGTCCGACTGTGAAGCCTGTGATGTCAGGAGAAAGAACTCAGCCGTTGGCAGGGTATGCGATTACATATAACTTTGAGAATATTATCCCCAACGAGCAGATAGCTCACTTCAAGTACTTCAACCCTGTGTCTGAGTGGCAAGGGTATGAGAGTACTTTCTGGGGATTGAGTCCGTTGAGGTCAAGTGTAAGTATTATCTCTCAGAAGAGATATGCTGATGTGGCTCAAGGGTCGTTGTTTGCAAACATGGGTCCGAGTGGTATTGTGAGTGGTAATGCACGACACAGCGATCAGAGTGAGTTGACTGCTGAGCAGGCGGTTGCGATTAATGATTCGTTTAGACAGAACCACATGGGTGCCCACAACGCTGGAGACATTGTTGTGACTCCGAGTGACCTGAAGTGGGTGCAGATAGGCTTGAGTCCTGTGGACATGGGTATCTTGGACTTTAACGCTGACTTGGAAAGGCAGATAGCTAACATCTACGGATATCCGTCTCAGTTGTTGACTCCGCAAGGAACATTGGCGAATAGTGAGACAGGTGATACACGAGTGATAACTAACTGCGTATTACCGTTGCTCAGAAAGATGGATGATGTGTGGACTAAGATGGTTCGTCAATGGTATGGAGATAATACCTTGGTAGTAATGTCTGATACCGATGTGTATCCTGAATTGGAAGCAGATAAGAAGGAGTTGGTGCATTGGATGCGTCAAGCGATGGTATTCAGTCAGGATGAGATCCGTGAGGCACTAGGATATGGAACGATTGTCGATGAGACTCAGGTGTTGGTTCCTACGAACTATATGCCGTTGGCTGACATGAGAAGTGGAGACTTGGAGGTTGATACTGTGCCGAGTGGTAGAAATGTACCGAGACAAGACCAAGACATCGAAGATGATGACGAAGACCAAGATTTTGACTAAGAACTTCGAGCCTGTTGATGGGATAATAACTGTCAAGGCTCAGAGGTTGGGTGAGGAGTATACCTGCTGGTGCAAGGCAGAGGATTATACATTCGAATTCAAGGAAGGAATGAGTACCAAGGATATTATAGAGCAGACTATAAAGCTGCTTTCTGTAATGCCATAACTAAATATAAACACGATGATATCAGAAGAAGAATTCTTAAAGGCAGAGATTGAGACTCTGAACCTAACGATGAACAATGAATTGTTTGTAGGCTTGGCTAAGAGTGTAGCTAACTACTGCAAGAAGTTTGAGCCGAGTAGTGTAATTGACTACGGATGTGGCACAGGAGTGTATAGTGAGGTGATGCGTAGCGAAGGTTTTAACATCATGGCACTAGATGTGTTCAAGAGCCACAGAGACTACTGCAAGGAGCAGTATGCTGATCTGAAGGTGATTGCTAGACCTAAGGCAGCACAGATGATGTTGTTCATCGAGGTGGCGGAACACATGACCGACCAAGAGATTAAGAATGCGATTGATGTTATAGAGCCTGAGTTGATATTGTTTAGCTCTACTCCACATACTACTGAGAACGATGCAGAGTGGGGACACATTAACATCAAGCAGGAGGCAGAATGGATTAAGTTCTGGAAGGTTCTAGGGTATAAGGTATTAGAGAAACCATCAACTCCTACGACATGGACTCTAATGCTAGAAAAAATTTAATCTACTTTATTTACTACGATGGGACATTAAACCATTACCATGTCTTGAACTTAAAGTTCTTGGAAGCGTATTGGAATGTGTTTGATGGTCAGAGGATAGTTAAGATAGCCGTAAAGGGCAACTATTCTTTGGCGCCTATTGTGGATATGCTGCCGAAAGATTGTGACTATCGAGTAGTGCAGAACGATGCTAAGTATGGGGAGTGTATTCACTTCTTAGACTCATTGATAGAGATAGATGGTGGCATGACATTCTATGCACATTGCAAAGGAGTTACCAGACCTGTATGGGCAGGGTTGGACATTTGGATAAATCATCTGTATCGAAAGAACTTGACTGATCCACCTGTGTTGGGGGACAAGTTGTTTGCAGGGGTTTGTGCTAAGCTACTCCCCTGCCCTCCGTATGTTCCGTATCCGTTTCACTACTCTGGGTCGTTCTATTGGTTTGCTACCGATAAAATTAAGGCTAGACTAAAAAATGTTAAGCTAAGGCTAGACAGGTACTTGACTGAGCAGTTCCCAGGTATTATGGCAGATAAGGATGAGTGTATATTTGGATATGCAAGCTCAAATGTGAATCACAACTTCTATGAGCAAAGAACTTGGAGAAATTTAAGATGAAAGTAATTTATTCGGTCTTGTTCGGAGACTACGATGATGTCAGTCCTGCCCCTAAGTTTGAGGGGTGGGACTTTGTGTTATTTACCGATAATGCAGAGCTAAAGGTTGATGGATGGCAGATACGAGTGGTGGATGGCATTACAGATAGACAGAAGGAGGCTAGGAAGTACAAACTTCTATCACACTTGTATCTAAGCGAATACGATTTGGTATGCTATGCCGATGCGAATATTTCGTTTGTGCATGAGCCACCTAGTTTCCCGATATGGTTTAAGACTCGTGCCCATGTAGATGTGTACACTAGAGCAAAGGAGTTGGTGAACGAAGGAAAGGTAAATGAGGATCAGGTCAAGAGGCAGTTTCGGTATTACTTAGAGAGCAGGTACAAGGACAAGGCAGGATTGCTAGAAACTAACTTCTTTGTGCGGTCAAATCGAGATGAGTTGCAGAATAGGCTTATGGATGGTGTTTGGCACATAGTTCAGAACTACACAAGTAGGGATGAGTTAGCGTTTCCCTATGCTATGCATTGGTGTATGTTAAGTCCTGAGAATATCAAGCCACACAATGTTATGGCAACATTTGTTACGATAAATCAGCACAAAGGAAAGGTTGAAATTAAGAAGAGTGTTCAGGTACACCACATAACACCGGGGAGATCAGACAAGAACATTGGAAAGGCTATAAACGCAATAATCGAGGGTCTGCCTGACGATGATTGGATTTGTCTGCGAGACATTGATACGCTACCGATGTATCACGAGAAGATATATCAGCAGTGCGAGGAGATAGCACAGCGAGGTGACTTTGATCTAGTTGGATGCATGACTAATCGGCTAGGTTTGCATTATCAGCTTGTAGGAGGACAAAAGTCCGATGACTCTGATATCATGAACCACAGAAAGATTGCAGTTGACTTGTACAATGAGCATGGAAGTAATGTGATGTTCTTTAACCAAATTATTGGTGGCCTGTTTATGCTGTTTAGCAAAAAGACATGGGAGTTAGTCGGAGGATTTCCTGAAGGAGGCATTCAGATTAATGGACATTTCTTTGACTACCATTTCTGTAAGCAGATAATGCGACATAGGCTACGCATTGGTATCGCCAAGGGTATATACTTGTTCCACTACTATCGATTTGAGAGTGGTCAAGATACTAGAAGAAATATTA